GAGGGTAAAAATCGTGCTGGCGGTAAATCATTCCACGATGTCCGTAATAAGGCACGCGGTTATCGAGACCACACCGATGGTAAATATCCGAAACCCGATGAACGTGAAGAACTGGACCATGATTTTACAGGAGAAGAGATGACGTTTGGAGACCGCTATAATCAAAGAGGTCTCGCAGATGCTGCTTGGGACGACGAATCTGGAAAGCAAAGAGGAAAGAAGAATATCTACTATCCTCACTTTGTTGATCCGATCGCTGGTACCCCTAGCAGAGGAGTGGTCAAATCTGTCGTAGATGAGGTGCGGACGATATTTTTCTCCGATAGACCAGCCAAGAAGACGGGCCGTTCCCCTATTGCTCCTGTTATTCATGAGAGTTCACCTTCTACGTCCCCCCTTTCTGAAGCTCGTGGTAAAGACGAGATGAAATTTGGTTTCAGCGTGGAGACTGCAGCTGAGGTGGAGCTCCCTTCTATTAAGGAGATGTTGACACCCAATGTTAGTACGAAGACGACTGAAACTAAGATCATTGAAACAGATAAGGGGAAAGAGAAACAAAAAGTAGAGGTTAAACCCACGAAAGGGAAAGATGAAGCTGCGACCAAAGAACCGGCCTATGCTTTCAACACGACAGCAATTGGTCAGGTTGATGCCGATGACACCTATGGTATTGCATTTAAGGTTGGTAACCAATTCCTCACTGCTGCACATGTTGTGCATAAAGTAGGGGGAGAGGAAATCAAAGATGGCAGTGCTCCGGCTGATAGGATTCAGATAACGACTATCACCGGGAGTGCGGTAGTGCAAGCCAGGGACGGCAAGCAACCAAAGGTCGCTCGTCATGATTCCACAAGAAATGAGCTGTGCACAATTAAGGCAGAGATACCAAATGCACGTGCTCTTACCCATGCAAAAATCGCGAAGGAAGAGGTTTTTGGGTTCGCAAAATCGTTAAAAGGAAAAGATGTGGCTGTTCTGACACTTCGTGATGGGATGCAGACCGTCTGTCCCGGAAAAGTGTTGGACGCAACAGCGGACACAATTGAGTACACTTGTAGCACCCAAGAAGGTGACTCAGGTGCGCCAGTTGTTATCCGTGACAAGGGATCGCAGTACGTTGTTGGTATGCACCTCCGCTCTGGTCGTGAGGGTATCACTAACATCGGACTTGTTGTCCCCTTCTCTTCTTTAAACTAAATGGCATTTCACGTGCCCGTGAAGGGTGGTCGTTTCCCGACGGCTATCCTGAGGCCGTGGAATGTCAGGCAGGGAGATTTAATGAAAATGTGGTGAAAGTCGGGCGTATTCCACGATATGGTAATCTCAAGAGTAGATATCAGATTGATACAGTGGTTTGGCTTGCGATTAATTCTGCTAATGATGATTCGTTTCAACCTGCGCACATGTCGCGCTCAATTGAACTGTCTCGTATAGCAGATTACTCTAGAGCACATCCCTTGTTTGATGATCAGATGTCTAATGACTATCGTATTGCATGGTGGTACACCTTTTATCATTTTGAGGTCGTAGGCAAATGCCAGAGTCTATCCGTAGAGGAAGCAACTCGGCGCGTCCTACGATCTGATTGTGCTGACAGTTCACCAGGTTTTCCTTATAACTCTGTTTTGAACCCGATTAATTATCTACCCTGTGGGGATAAAGAAGAGCTGATAACTCTTCCGGACTTCCCACCACACCTGGAAAATATATATCGAAATGTTTGCGCAGGTTACGGACCAGACTTACTATGGGGTCTCGCGTTAAAACCCGAGATCCTTAAGAAAAGCAAGATTGAGGCCAAGAAGACGAGGTTGTTTATGACAGCTCCGACCCCTCATCATATCTTAGCTGTAAGTGTTATGGCGGACCTGAGTGACAAAATACAGTCATCTTATGCCACATGGTGCACCTCGGGACATGATTGGCATTATGGGCG